GAGGGAGGTGACGGGCCATCTCTTGGGAGCAGCTCGTCAGCATCTACCGAGACGCCGGAGCAGAAGCCCGAGCCGAGCGAGCAGCCGACCCCGTCGCCTGCCCCAACGACGGGGAGCCGCTCCAGCAAGGGCCGGACGGCGAGGCGTTCTGCAAGTGGGACGGATGGCGGCCAGGAGACCGGTACGTCGGCGACCGCTGACGAGTAGTAGCACCACGGCGACGCGTTCGAGGGAGGAGGAGAGCAGATGACGGCAACCGGTTACACGTCGACCACCGGCGACGCACGCAAGGTGTCCAAGACGGGCGACACGATGACGGGTGAACTGACCCTGCCCGACTCCTCCCCGGACGCGGCGCTCTCCGCCGCGTCGAAGGGCTACGTCGACGAGGAGGTAGCCGACAAGGCCACCGGGCCCGGCACGTCCACGGACAACGCCGTAGTCCGCTTCAACGGCACCACTGGGCTCGTCTTGCAGAATTCGACGGTCACGGTCGACGACGACGGGAACGTGGTGATCACCGGCAACCTGACCGACGCCGGCAACCTCCTCGTCCGCGACGACCACGAAACCCCGACCAAGGCCTACCGCTTCCGCACCTCCGGCGGCGCTCTCGACACCGAGAGCGGCGGCGAAGACTGGTACTGGAGCACCTTCCCGGAAGCGGACTTCTCCGGCACGCAGAACACGCTCATGCGGTGGGAATCCGGGGCAGCGGTCATCCACATGATGGTCGACCTGCAGGTCAAGGCAGCCCCGTTCGGTGCCCGAGTCCACACGCTCGACGGGCCCGGCAACAAGGCGGGCTTCTTCGGCGCGGAGCCTGCCGCCCGCCCGACCGTCACTGGGGCGAAGGGCGGCAATGCCGCGCTCGCCTCCCTGCTCTCCGCGCTCGCGACCCTGGGCTTGATCACGGACGGGAGCAGCGCATGACGACCGTGATCGCAGGCCAGACCGTCGCCCTCCTCGCCCAGTTCTACGACTTCGACGGCGGCAGCCTCACCGACCTTGATGCGACGCCGACGATCGGCATCGTCTCCATCGCCACCGGTGCCACCGCCCTCACGGCTACGACGTCCGGTGTCACGCACCCCGGCACCGGCAGCTACGGCTACGCCTGGACGCCTGCCAGCAGCCTCACACCCGGCGCATACCTCGCCACCTGGTCCGGGCTCAAGACCGGCGCCGCAGTCACCGCGGCAGAGACCATCACCGTCACGGCACCCGCCAGCGCGGCGGCCACCAGCACGTCGCCGGACAGCGTCTGGTACGCCACCCGCGAAGAGATCAAAGCCGAGCTGGACGTCAAGGAAACATCCCGCTCCAACGCCCGCATCGACCGCGCCCTCGAAGACGCGAGCCGCCGCGTCGAAGGCCTGTGCCACCGACGCTTCTACCCCGTCGCCGCCACCCGCTACAAGGACTGGCCCTCGCGCGCCGGCGGAACACCGTGGGTGCTGCGCCTCGACGACCAGGAACTCATCTCCGTGACGACGCTCGCATCGGGCGGCTCGGTCATCACCTCCGGCCAGTACAACCTGGAGCCGGTCAACAGCGGGCCTCCCTTCAACCGCATCGAGATCAACCTCGGTGAGGACGCAGCGTTCGGCGGCGGCGACACCTACCAGCGCGACGTACAGATCACCGGCCTGTGGGGCTACCGCAACACCGAGACCACCGCGGGCGCGCTCGCTGAGGAACTCGACGCCAGCGAGACCAGCGCCGACGTCGACGGTGCAGCCTCCGCGGCCGTCGGTGTCGGCTCCATCGTGCGCGTCGACTCCGAACGCATGATCGTCACCGGGCGGCGGCAGCTCACCACCGGACAGACCCTCGGCGGCAGCGGCCTCACCGTCCAGAACAGTGCAGTCACTGTGGCTGTGCAGAGCGGCGCCGCCTTCACGGCCGGCGAGGTCATCCTCATCGACGCCGAACGCATGCTCGTCGAAGAGGTCGCAGGAAACAACCTCGTCGTCCGCCGGGCGTGGGACGGATCCACGATCGCCGCGCACACCGTGGGCACCACGATCTACGCGCCACGGACTCTCGTCGTCACCCGCGGCGCACTCGGCACCACCGCGGCCGTACACGCCAACGCCAGCACCGTCACCGCCTGGACGGCGCCCGGCCCGGTCCGCCAGCTCACCATTGCCGAAGCCCTCACCGACCTCCTGCAAGGCCGCTCCGGCTACGCACGGACGGCAGGCAGCGGCGAGTCCGAGCGCGAAGCGTCAGGCCGCGGACTGGCAGATCTGCGGGACTCCGCGTACACCGAGTGCGGCCGCAAGGCCCGGATGCGGAGCGTGTGACATGCGGCTCGATGTCTCCACCACCGGCCGCGGCCCGATGTTCGACGGGCGTGCCCGCCGCGCCGCCAACGACTACGTCGACAACCTGGAACGCAACCTCGCCGAAGAGGGCCGCACCATCCTGCTCGGTGAACTGGACCGCGTCCTGCGCACGCAGACCCCCTACTACGCAACCCGCATCGAAGTCGTAGACGGCAACAAGGTGTGGGACAACCGCGTCGTCTACGGGCCGTGGCTGGCCGGCATCGGGTCCCGGAACTATCCGGTGACGAAGTTCAAGGGCTACGACCACTGGCTCGTCACCCGCGACAAGTTGAACACTCGTAAGCGCGGCATCGGCGAACGGCTGCTGCGCCGCTACACGGGACGGATGTGATCGCCCGTGACCCTTGACCTCCTCGCATACCGCGGCGCGGCCATGTCTCATGCTCAGGGCCTCGGCCTGTTCGAACAGGTGCTGGGGCACGAGCCCGTCTCGGCGCCCGGCTCCGGCCTGGTCTACGCCCTGTGGGTCACCCGGATTTCGCCGGTACCGGCAGCCTCCGGGCTGCGCGCGGGAACTGGGCGGCTGGAGTTGACCGGACGGGTGTTCATGCCGGCGGACTCTGAGCCGCAGGACGACGTCGATATCGCTGTGACTGGCGCGGTCGACAGCCTGATGTCCGCGTACTCGGCCGACTTTGAGTTCGGCGGGAGCGTCCGCAACGTCGACCTGCTCGGTGCGCACGGAACGCCGCTGTCCGCACAGTTCGCCTTCTCCCGCTTCGATTCCACGACGTACCGGGTGGCCACACTCACCATCCCGCTGATCATCAACGACGCGTGGCCCCAAGGAGCCTAGATGACCAAGAAGAGTGGCCTCGCGCAGAACTTCTACCTGGGCGGCTACAACCTGTCCGGAGATACCGGCGCCGGCAACGAGATCGGCGGCGGCCTGGCCGGCACGCAGGATGTAACCGGGATCGACAAGTCGGCCTTCGAACGGGTGGGCCTGCTGCGGGACGGCCGCCTGTCCTGGACCAGCTTCTTCAACCCGGAGACCGCGGCCGACGATCCGGGCGTCACCGAGGACCGGGCGCACACCGTCCTGTCCAGCCTGCCCACCACGGACCGGCACATGATGTGGGCGACCGGCACGGCGATCGGCTCGGCTGCCGCCTGCATCGTCGCCAAGCAGATCGACTACAACCCGACCCGCAGCCAGGACGGTTCGCTGACCATCTCTGTCTCGGGGCAGGCCAACGGGTACGGGCTGGAGTGGGGTGACCTCCTCACCGCGGGAATCCGCACGGACACCACCGCCACGGACGGCAGCTCCCTCGACCTGGGCGCCGGGTCGACCGCCTTCGGGTTGCAGGCCTACTTGCACGTCTTCGCGGTCACCGGCACCAGCGTGACCGTGAAGCTCCAGGAGTCCTCCGACAACGGCGCCGGCGATGCGTGGGCGGACGTGACGGGGGGCGGGTTCACTGCGGCGACGGGGATCACGGCGCAGCGAATCCAGACGGGGCGCACGCAGACCGTCGAACGGTATCTGCGGGTGGTGACGACCGGGACGTTCACGGACGCCCAGTTCGCCGTCGCGGTGATCCGTAATGGTTCGGAGGTGCAGTTCTGATGGGCGAGGCATTCCGTCTCCAGCCTGCCGGTCCGGCGTCGGCTTACCAGACGTTCAGCATCCAGTCCCGCCCTGATCAGGCTGTGCGCACCGTGTGCGAGCAGGTGGCGTGCGAAGCATGGCGGCAGGGCTGGGAGTCGCTCATCGATGAGTCCACCGACCTCGGCAAGGACCAGGCCGCATACATCCGTATGCAGTCGGGGCGCACCTTCCGTGAGCAGCGCACTGCGGCCGGACTGACGGTGTTCCGGTTCGAGTCCGGGCAGCGCTGCTTCGCAGACCACAAGACCCGGCCGGAGCTGTACCTCGTCCGTGACGGGGACCACCGGGGCAACCCGACCGGGCGGGTGCGGCAGCACACGCGGGCGCAGGACTGGGTGGAGCACGTCCAGCAAGACCTCGAACGGTTCAACGAGAGCCGGAAGAGAGGCTGAGCGATGAGCGACGAGAAGCACTGGCGCCTATGGATCAACGACGTTGAGCGCACCGATGGCTGCGAGCACATCGACGTCACCATGCCGAGGCTTGTCTACGACGTCCCGCACGACGGGCGCTGGCAGCGGCGCGTCCTGGGCGCGGGCGGGTTCGCCATCACGGTGACCAACCCCAGCAGGGACCTGCTGAAGCTCGTGGATGACGGCGAGCAAACGCACGCCCTGAAGGTCGACTACAGGGGCCACGCGCTCTCCGTACCCGTCCAGTTCCACATGGACTGGGCTGAGCGGAGCGGCGTCCGAAAGATGTTCGGCTGCCTTGCTGTCGACGCCGACAGTCTGCCGAAGTGGGTTACGGAATCCGACGTTCACGCTGGTGAGCGCGGCGAAGAAGGAGGGCAGTAGCCATTTCCAAGGAATCTGGATTGGGCTGGACGACACTCAACGTGGACAATTCCGCGGGCAGTGCGCAGGACATCCGTAACGACGTCACCAACCTCGACTGGTCCATGCCGCGTGGCGTGCAGGACGTGACCGGTATCGACAAGAGCGCGATCGAGCGGCTCCTGCTGCTCGCGGACTTCTCCGGCACGATGAACGGCGTCTTCGACGACGGCGCCAACCTCGCGCATGCCGTCCTCAAGACGGTCTCGTCGACGTCGGTGAACCGGACGATCGGCATCGTCATCTCCGGCCAGACCCTCAACAACGAGTGCCTCATCACCGACTACGCCCTCACCCGCGCGCAGTCCGGCGAGTTCACGTGGAGTGCACCGTTCTCCCTTGCTGACGGAACAACGCCGGCCTGGTCTTGATCAACTTCTACTTCTGATTGGAGGTCAGGCCGTGGGATTCCGCGAGCCCGACAGCACCATCACCGTCCGCTTCAAGCCGGGCGAGACCTACCACGGCCTCGAAGCCACGCTCCACAGCATGACCATCGACGAGTACTCCGCCGCCCTCGGCTGGGACGGCGGAGAGGGCGACAGCCAGGGCGCCACCCTCGAACGCTTCTACAAGGCCCTCATCTCCTGGAACCTCACCGACAGCCAGGACCGGCCCATCCCGGTCAGTGAAGCGCGCAGCCGCGATAAGCGGCTCATCCTCGCTCTCAACAACGCCTGGGTGAACAGCCTGACGGGAGTGCCCGAGAGCGACCCTTTGCCCGACAGCTCCACCTCTGGAGGCACCTCCCCGGCGCCCGCAATCCCGATGGCACCACTGTCGGAGAGCCAGGCGAGCTGACCTTCGCCCGCCGAATGCTCGGCCTCCTCCGCCAGTTCCCCGGCTACACCCTCACCACCCTCCTCCAAGAGGACGTACGCCTCCTGCGCCTGCTCAGCATCGAAGCCCTCGGCACACCCGACGAACCCGACCCCGCGGAAGGAGGTGACGCATGGCCGACGACGTGATCATCACAATCCGGGCCGACAACGGTGACGTGATCCGTGCGTTCCGGGATGTCGACGGCCGCCTGCGGGATATGCGCGGACGGTTCATCACCGAGGGCACGGCCATGACCGGGTCGATGAACCGGCTGTCCGCGTCCATCGGCGGCGTCAAGGGATCACTGATCCCCCTCGCCACGGCGGCTGTCCCGCTGGGTGCGGCACTCGCGCCGATCGCGGTCAAGGCGGGCGCGGCCGGGCTGGCGGTGGCGGCGTTCGGTGCTGCGGTGGCCGGGCAGGTGTCGTATCTGTCGGAGGCGTCGGAGGCGCAGGACAAGTACTCGGCTGCGGTTGCCCAGTACGGGCGTGGTTCGAAGCAGGCGGCGGAGGCACAGAGGACGCTGGCGTCGTCGCTGGCGTCGATGCCGCAGGCCACGGCGCGGGCCGCGGTGGGCTTGTCGACGCTGAAGACCCAGCAAGTGGTCGTCTCCGCAGCGACCGCACAGGG